AGAATTTTTTAGCACTTCCTGTATTGATCATTTTTTTACCTTCTTTTTGTTTGGTAGTTTTATAATCCATAACTTGTCCGTACTTGAATTTAGGTGAACCCATTCCAACTCCTTTAGCTTTAAATTTAGATTCCATTACATTGTTCAATTCTTCTTCGTCCATTTCCGGGTAACCTTCAGCATCAGCATCTTCGTCCATTTCCGGATAACCTTCAGCGTCAGCATCTTCGTCTAAAGTAATTTCATAAAGAACTTCATCTACTTGAGTTTCATACATTGGAGTTTCGTCCATTTCATGATGTCTACGGCTCATACGTCTTGGTTTGATTTCTTCAAACTCATCTTCGTCTTCAAATCCAAATTCATCTTCATCTTCGTCTTCAAACTCATCTTCGTCTTCAAATCCAAATTCATCTTCGTCTTCGTCTTCGTCTTCGTCTTCATAATCATCCATTTCAAACTCATACAAAGTTTCATCCAATAAAGAATTATCTTCTTCATCAAGTTCTTCATCTTTGTATTGTTCAGAAAGTTGGATAAAGTAATCAGCTCCCGTTTCAGTATCTGATAATGTAATGTTATTGTTCGCATCTTTCTTTACGATAACTCCATCTTCGTCATCCATAGATTTGAAAACTTTGATAACGTCTGCCATGTCTGCACCAGTCATGTCAATTGCGTCATCATCTTCCATTCCCATGTCAATGTCTTCCATTTCGTCATCTTCCATGTCATCTTCAGTATCCATAGGTTCATCACCCATTTCAAAATCCTCGACATCATCTTCTTGACCTTCAGGTTCAACAACCTCTTCTTCGTCTTCAACATCAATCTCTTCTTGTTCTCTAAGAGATTCTTTTACTAATGAGCTGATTTCATTCTTCATAGTAGAAGAAAGTATTCCTTTTGCATTTTCTTTAAGAGCTTCTTCCAAATTCTTAATTTGGAATAAAGTATCTTCAACAACTGATTTTTTGTTCATCTATAGTTTGTTTTACAATATAAATAGTAGGTAAATTAAAAAAATTCATTTTTTATCACCATAGGGCAAAAAAAAATGGAAATAACTAATGTTATTTCCATCTTAAAAATTAATTGTATAAAGGATTAATCAATCACCTCATCGATTTTACTTTCAGTGATTGATGTGATTCTCCAATCCATCGTATAGTGTTCATACACCTTAGTCACTTTAGCTTCGACATCAGTTGGGGTGTAACCCAATACCAATTTCTCTTCTCTCATTTTTTTTACTTTACCTGATTCACTATCTAATAAATCAGATGTGATTTTAGCCACAAAATACTTTTCTCCTTGTTCCATAGTTTTTTTTATTTATCCAAATAATCGGATAATCTTTTCATTAAGTCAAGTGATTTGTTTCCACTTTCACCAACATTTCTTTCTACGGACATTTTTTTATCTTCTTCTAAGTTCTCTTCGTATTTCAATCTATCGTTCTTATCTTGGAAAAGGTATGCTCCCGGTGTAGATGGTGAAGACACTAAGTCAAAACAAATTAATTCAAAATCTTCTTGAACTTCATTTTGTTCTCCAACTTTTTTAAGTGATCCAACCCCACGAGAAGATATACCTAAAGTAACCCCCTGACGTAAGTAGTTTGCTGCCAAATCTCCTTTAGTAGAAACAATCCCTCTTTCGTGGAAACCAGGACTTGTTAACAATTTAAGTTTACCTAACAATACAGGACCATCCCACCATACATCAGTGATGATGTGTGATACACGATCCAAATCTATTAAAGAAGACTCAGGGTGATTAAGTTCAGATAATGAAGTACCTTTCTCAATCATCTTTTTATAGTTATCCGCTTCTCTCTTTAATATCTTTTCAGGGTATACTCTACCATTTCTGTTAGGTGTATTGTATTTTTGTAAAACCGCATAAAATTCAAATGGTTTTGAATAATCTAAATGATTTGCAGATTCTTTTAATATTTCGTAGTTACGACCTTCCTTTGGGTTAATGTATCCTGCATCGTACTCGATAAGAATACCTTTACCTGTGTCTTTAGGTCCTAAAATTTTATATCCACTCATAATAAGTTTTAGTTATAAATATTAGGTCGTTTCTGTTTTTATCTTAATAGGTTTAGAATTTCCGGTTTTTGTCAAATAAAACTTAAAGTTGGGATTACTAATTAATACATCTGAATAAATTTCTTTTACTAATGATTTAAGTGTTTTTTTTAATTTTGGTGATTTGAAATCCATTGGTTCATTAAGGAATAAATTAATTTCTAAATTCATAAATGATTTCTTTTTAAGGTGTAGACCGCTTGTTCTAAGATCTAAGTCCACAATAAATTTATCATCAAACATTGTCTTATCTAATTTGTGGTAGACGGTATGTTTAATTGATCGACTCATATTAAGAACAACTCTTGTCCAATTTTCAGAGTCTTTTTTTGGTTCAACCCAAGTTTGGATGTTTAGGTAAAGAGATTTAAACTCTTTGGAGTCTACCGTACCGTAGACTATTTTGGATGTCCTAAAACCATTGATTTTTTCGGTTTTGCCTTTTTTCATAAATTTTTTTCATACTGATATAGTTTATTTTAGATAATAATAACTAATTTTGTGGTATATATCAAATATATAAACTACTAAACAAAATCTATGCTAATTGTAAAAGTTAATAGTCACGGGGGAATTGAGAAAGCCCTTAAGGAATTAAAAAGTAAAGTAATAAAAACAAGACAGAATACCAATCTTAATAACAGAAAAGAATATACAAAAAAATCTGTCCTTGAGAGACAGATTTTAAATAAAGCCATTTACAGACAAAAACAAATTCCTAACAATTAAAGATTTTCTCTTAATTGTTTTAATTTGAAATAATTAATTTTGTCGTATCCTTCCGTTTGTAATTTGTTAATAGTTTCATTAATTTTTTGAGTAACTTCCGAGTCCTCATTTTCAGACAATAAAGTCTCTAATTTTTCAATAACATCTTCTTTTAAGAAATCATATTTTTGATTAAGTTTTTCATCAGGAGTACTCAATAAAACATTAAGTTGTTTTTTCTCACTTTCATTTAAACCATCAATATATGTTTTAATTGTGTCGTTTGCAATTTTAACCATAGAATTTAATGGTACTTCAATTACTTCTTTTTCTTGTTCCGGACTTTTCTTAAGGTTTTCTGAAATAGTTTTTTTACTTTTCAATTTCTCCTCAATTGTAGATACGTTTGAAGAAAAAAGATTATCAATATCTTCATATCTATTTTCAGATACAATGTGGTCAACCCACATATTCAATTCTTTAAGGTCGTTTTTATCGACCTTAGATACCGTATTTTCAAATAACACAATACTCTCATTGATATAATCGTTTACAATAGATTCATTTAAACCTTTGTTTTTACTAAGTTCATCATATAAGAAATAAAGAGTACTTAAAGTTTTGTTTTTAAGTACAAGTTCTTCAAAAACAAACATATTTCTTTTAAGTGTATCTTTTCTATAAGATTCAACCAAACAATCTTCAATTTTTGATTTTAATATCCCAAATTTCATAATTTTTTTTTATTATAAATATCAATCATTTAGTAATTTGTTTAGTTGATCTTCCATGGAACCCAAAGAATTTCTACCTTTTGATAAATCAAGATACGTTTCTCCCAATAAATCATCGTTTTCTAATAAGATGTTTAGATTATCTTTTTTAGATTCACCCATAGGCATTTCACCTCCCGCATCAGCCGGTGGTGGTGGCATTTCTCCACCTCCCATATCAGGAGATTCTCCTGGTGCTGGTGGTGCTCCTCCCGCAGCATTTTGTGTCGCTCCTGTTGCGGTATGATAAAGTTTATCAACATTATCAAATAATCCTGTATGTGTAATTATAGTTGCAGTATTTTCTAACTCCGCAGAAACCGCTCTTTCTAATCTAATTTGTTGTACCTCAAGTTTAATTTCTTCATCAGAGAAACCAAAGATATGTTTCTTAGCCCAAGTAGCTGATGTTGGTTGGATTGATTTAGGGATCTCGGTAACCATCTCTTTATATAATGATACCTTTTCTTTCCATACATCAATCATCAACAAATCTGCTTGTTTAGATGGGTTTGTTAAACCTAAAGTAAAGTTGTGTAATTCATCCTCAAATCCTAATAAGAATAGGTGAATAATTGCAACTTTATTTAATTCGGCAATAATCGCCTTTTGTATTTTATTGATCGTTCTTGCAAATCTAATATCTAATAAAGATAAGTTTTTACCATCACCAACAACTTCTTCAAAACCTAAATAAGCCTTTGGTATTCTAAGGGCCGTCAATAATTTCTTTTGAATATATTCAATATCAGCAATCTCTGCCAAGTTTTGTGCTCCCGGTAATGTCTCAATCGGCATTGTTTGTGCTGGGTCTCTAACAGGAACAAAGTAATCTTGATCTACCGCCATTTGATTAAAACGTAAATCTACATTACCTGTCTTACTATCAACAACTTGTTCTCTTTTGAACTTGTTTGCAACACGTTGTACGTATGCTTCAACATCTTTATCATCCATGTTACCAACGAACACTTTAAATACACGTCTTTCAGGTGCTCTTGATGTTCTATAGATTAACATCGCATCTTCCGCCAATATTAATTGTTTCCAAATACGACGAGCCTTTTCTAACATTGAAGTCCCATATGGTAATTTTCTATCATCCCCTAACAATCTAAAGTGAGCAATTTCCCATGTATTGAATTCCATGTCCTTTACCTTCCAATTAAACCTTAAACCCTTATCGTTTGGATTTGGGGTTGCGTTTACAGTTCTTGTTTCCATACCTCTTTCCAATCTTTCGATTTCAATGTTAGGTAATTGAATACATCCAGTAACACCCTTTTCAGTATCTAATTTAAGGTAAACAAAATTGTCACCATATTTACAGGTATTTCTAACCCACATAGGTAAGTTAGTGTTAATATCTAAGTTGTTTACAAAAAGATCAACCAAGATACTTTTAATTCTTTTTGATTCGGAGTAAATTTGTAATAAATAACCATCCTGATTAGGTGTGGTTGATTCTTCAGAATAAATGTCTAATGCAGTAGAAATCTCAGGAGTATACTCCATTGATTCATAATCATAAAATGAAGCAATCCTATTTGGTTCATAATAAATTGCTTGGGTATATAAATTGTTCTCAATTTTTGCCCATTGATTATTTAAGAATAATGTTTGTTGGAGTTGTAATTTTTCTTTTTCGTATTCTTTTTTATCCGTAGTTTTAAGAAGGACTTGTTTGTCCATCTTATATGTGGGATAATCCATCCCCAATAACGAGTTAGGTCCAAAGGTTTTTGACAACCTCTGCCATATCGTTAAATTATTCATGTTGTTGTTATTATTTTGCTCCATATTAAAAATCTAATAATTTTTTGTCAATACTAAACAATTCACTCATTTTACTTTTTTGTATCGTTATTAGTGGTATTAGTTTGTTGACCATTACTTTTATCCCCCTTACTATTAAATGACGGATCATTTACTTTTACATTATAAATAGGCTGACCAGGGACAACAAGTCTTGATCCCCCAATTATATTTCCTGATTTTTTTCTTGACGTAAGTCCCATATCTATAAATATTATCTACCCCCGAATAACCAACCATATTTTATATAATCGTCTTTTGATGGTCCAGAGTCTCTTGACCACATATCATTTCTTACATTATTATTTGGTATAACTGGGTCAAAATGTGATTGTCGTTTAGATGATTCATCGTTAACAACCGTCCACGACTCCAACATTATTTTTGTTCTTTCAACAACCTTCTCCAATTTCGTGAAAGAAGATTCGGCAACATATATTGCCATAGATATACCCATAATAAGGTCATCATGTTGACCTCTTTGGTGGTCAGGTCTACCATTAATATAAATAAAGGTATTCATTTCATTGTACAACCTTACACTACGTATTTTAAACTTATGTCTTACATATTCCTCAAATGCTGCAATAATCTGTACACGTTTGTTATTAAAGTTTAATCCCGGTATTTTTTCCGCTGCCTTTGCGTTATAAGACCAAATACTTGATTGGTCAACACCTTCAACGTATAGATTTTTATACCCAAGTTCTTGTAGTTTTCTAACGGTTGTAATACCCATACCCCCTGTAATATCGACAACAACAAATGCATTATACATCATCCCCCATTTATAAGCAATCTCAGCAAGTGCGTCAGGTGGAATTTTTCCAACATACTCGAATACTTGTTCTCTATCATCAAAATCAATGATCTGAATGGATGAAAAGTCTTCACTATCCCCACGAGAAACGTCAACACCCATAATGTATTTATGTTCAGGAACTGGTTCTTTCCACATCCATAATGAATTACCCATTAATTTACCTGTCGGGTCCATAAGGGTATTATTTTTAATATATTCTAATTGGTTATTCTCAAATACGTTATCCCCCGAACCTAAAAACTCACAATTTAACTCTTGGTTAATTTTTCTCTTATCGTATTTAAGTTTCTTAACCATTTTCTCATACCAACTAGAACAAGGTTTGTAACCTTTTTTGAAGTACTCATCTAATTCGTTATAGTTTCTTTGGTATGGGTCAATATGTGCAAATGATATATGTTTACTATCATCGTGTTCTTCTTTATTTAAAAGATATTTAACTAAATCTTCTGTTGGAACCAAATATAAATCTTTTGAATATCTTGGATCTCGATACCAAAACATCTCAGAGATTTTGAAGTTGTTCATTCCCTTTAATGCCTGATCGTATATCTCATAATAAATTGGATCATAACCATTCGGTGTTGAAACCACAATTACCTTACCCCCTGTGGATAAGGATGCCATACAAGCCGCCCAGAAATCACTATCAGCCTCAATAAAGGCCGCCTCATCAAATACAAGTATTGTAGGGGTAAAACCACGCAAGGCATCTTTTGATGTTGCCACCGCTTTTACCTCAGACCCATTTGTTAATTTATAATGTTTTTGTGAATTTTTATCGTTAGAGAATCCTGCACCAACCCAACTTGGCCATTGGTCCACGAAAGCTCGTATCTTATTCGCCATCTCCATAGATGTATCCAATTTGTTGGCAATAATAAGGATTTTTTCAGGTTGTGTTTTCTTTGCGAATACCAATCTCTTTGATATCCACGCACCTGTTACCGTAGATACACCTGCCTGACGATACTTTAATGCAATATTTTCCTCATAATCCTCATAATCTTTTAGTAATGATATCTGATCGGGAAATAACTCCAATGGGACATATTTTGAAACGGTGTTGTCGTATGTTTGTAGATATGTTTTTAATGCGTATGGAGTATCTTTCATACACTTCACATATTCCAACATTACTTGTTCTTTAGTTAATCCCATAAAGTTCTTTTTATATAAATATCAAAACCCCCAGTTATTTTCATAAAAGGGGGTTTTAAGTATTTTGTGATTAATTTAGAAACCTAATTTAGATAAGATATCATCATCTTCATCCTCATAGTCTTCATCGTCTCCATCACCTTTATATTTTTTATAATCTTCTTTTGCTCTAACTAACAATTCGTTGAACTTTCTTTTAGCCTTATCGTTATCACTTGGATTTTCAGAAACAACATTCGCCATTATTTCTTTAAGGAATTCCTCAGCAGGAACTGCGTAAAGTAATCTTTCAAAGAATGGTAGTAGATCTCTATTTTCAACATTTACTGTTAAGTCATCAGGTAAAAGGAATCTTAATTTTGTAATTAATTCGCCTCCCACTCTAAATTGCATCTTTTCGTTTGAGAATACATCTGTTTGTCCCATTACATCTTGAGCTCTTTCTGGATCCATACCTCTCCATTGTTCTCTTGTTGGGATTGCGGCAAAACCTTTAACTAATTCATGTAATAATATAGGAAAAATAACTCCATTTGCAATTACCAAATCTTTATCCTCATCTTCACCATCTTCATCAACACCTGATGATCCAGCAGCATTTCCGCCCATTGAATCAATTAAATCTTCTTCAGTAAAATACATTAAATCATTTGCTGACATAATTTTATTATAAAGTGGATATAAACGTTCATCAATTTCATCTAATCTATCTTTAAAAGCTTGAAATGCAAATTGACCTTTTTTCCCTTTTCCTTGTATGATTGCATTAATGACATTTCTTTTTTCAACCTCAAGTTGGAACTCTTCTTGTGGTGTTAACTCATCCACATCAAATGAAAAATTTGAGGGAATTTCAAATTCAGGTTCCTCATCTTTTTCCATTTGGAATTGGTTTGGATTGATTCTTTTTTCATTTAAAAATGTTTCAACATTAATAAACTCAAATTTATACTTCGTTCCTACACCATTAGAATCTTCTTTTTCAATCATACCCTCATCAATTGCATCTTCTAAAGTTTTACTATATGGTAACCAACCTTCTTCTTTTGCAGCAATCTCTAAAGCTAAGTCTTTTAATGCGTCTTTTTTAGATCCTTCAATTCTCATTGCATCTTGTACGGCTCTCATTTGTTCTACTTGAATACCGTATTTAACTCTTGGGTCTGTAATGTTAATTCCTTTGTTTGGTCTACCTTCTGCATCAACTATACCATAGTAACGTTTAACGTAATCTACAATATCTTTAAATCTTTTGGATGTCATTTTTTCAACATCAGATGTTCCACCTCTAAACGCCTTATTTTTTCCGTATAAATTTTTCTCAGGATCCTCAATATTACTTTGAGTTCTTGGATGCATTCTTTCAGGATAATCACCGTAATCTACAGGTGCTTCAGTTACAATTTTTCTAATTAAACGTTTTATATCTTTTTCTCCCATTATTTCTTATTTAACGCCTGTTTAATTAAACCAATAAAATCCGTCTTCATTTCATCTTTGGTCTTTTTTTCTCCTCTTGGTTTTTCTTTTGTACCAGGGTTAGGGTTTTTGAATGGATTATCTCTTCTTTTAGGTGGAGTCTTAATTCCTGGTTCTTTTACAGGTGCTTCCTTCTCTTTAGTGTTTTCTTCCATTGTACCCATTACCGGCATACCCATTGTTGGTTTTTTCATACGTTTCATTTCAATTCCAGATTCTTTTGAAAACATAGTATTTTTTAACGGGTTTTTCAATATCATAGACGATTCTTGTGATTTTTCGTTAATTGTACGAATTAAGTCACCTTTACTCATTTTAGGATTAACATTCTTTTCTATTAACCTAACGATACTCTCTTCTATGAATTTTTCGTCAGATTCATTTTTTTCTTTTTTCTCAGGTGTAGTTTCGTAATTAGTTTCTTTAGAAAATTCTTTAGCCCATTTACACCATTTTTTTTCAGTTTTTGTTTTACCATTCCCACATCTTGAGTAGAATAATCTTTGTTGTGATTTTGATTCAAATTTTTCAAAAATACCCATACCATCTTCTGTGGCATCAGGATCATTAACAACATTTACGGTGTCATCATCTTCGGCAATTTCAGTTGCTTTAACCATACCAGATGGGTCAACTTTAATATTAACATTTCCAATATCGGCGCCTGTTGTCTTTGCAGTTTGAGCAGGAATCTCATAAGTCGTTGTCGTTTTTTTTGTGACTTCTTGTTCCTTAGTCTCTTCTTTTTTCCCTTTTGATTCATTCTCAAATTCCTTAAATAAATCACTGGCTTTTTTATTATATTTAGAACGATCAGCGTGTTTTGCGTATCCCTTAATTTTATCAATTAATTCCTCATCAGTCCAGTCATTAATATTTTCGTCAATATCTTTGATTTTTGAATGTGTTTTAATGAAATTTTTAATTTCATTTTTTAATTTAGAATCTTTTATTTTTACTTCTTTAGTTTTCTCTTTGAATAATTTTTCAGATAACACTCTTACTTGAGATTCATTTAATCTCGCAACAGTGTCAAACTTAAATCCGTGAGATAATAGATTTAAAACGTGATCTTTAGTTTTCATATACCACTTTTTTTTCAAATTCAAGAACGATATCTCGTTCATATAGTTTATCTTTAACATCTTGTTCTGAATCACCAAATTTAAAAACTAATCTTTTGGTGATGGAGAAATCAACATCATTATTTTCTTTTTCCCATCCTAACGCTAACACACCATCCATTGAGTCTATAACCGAAAAAACATCAGAGTCTTGTACCAACTCTAATGTTATTTCTCCGTTAGTTAAGATCCCAACTCGTTTGATATATTCAACATCAGGAGGAAGTGGGTAACCATTTGCAGGTTTTGACTCCCAATTTTCTCCCCAAACTTCTAACGTGTCTGAGAATATAAATTCATAAATGTTGTCTCCCTTATAATTTGGACCCATACCATTTATGTAAATTAAATTATTCATATAACTTGTCCGTTTGGTGTTATTCTAAATTCTTTAATACCTTCTTTAAAAACTAAATTTTTCTTAACGGTAGAACCTACTAAAATAGCTTTTGGATTTTGTTCCATAAACTTTAAAGATGCTCTTTCTTGTTTAATTGATTCTGATAATCTATAAACTTCTTTTTCGTTAATTTTTTTTAAATTTTGGTTTTGTTTTTCTTCTTTTAATAGTTTTTCATTTCTGTCAACCGCAAAATATTTTGATATGATTTTATCTACTTTAGACTCCATAAAAAGATCTTCAAAAGATTCTTCTTCATCATCATGTCGGTAGTTTCTAATCTTTCCTCTTGACCCGTGTTTTGGATAATCGTAATCATCTTCATATTCATCATATTCCTCGTCTTCAAATTCGTTCATTAAATTATCGGACATTTTTGATGTGTAAGCTGCTCCAAGATAGTCATTAAATGCTTCTCCAAAACTATTATAACCTTCACCCATTTCAGCATCAGGTTCTGTAACTTCATCTTCCATACCTTCACCTTCGGTATCCATTTCTTCACCTTCTAAACCTTCTTCCTCATCATCAATACCTTCTTCTTCTCCTTCTAATCTAGAAATAATATCCTCAACATCATCTTCTTCCAATGTTGTTAAATCAAGTGCGGATAAAATAGAATTAATAATATATTTTGTATCATTAGAACTCATTTCCTCTTCAGAAGAATATGTTCTAATTTTTTGAGCTAATTTACCCGTAAGTTTTTGTATTGTTTTAAATGTGATTTCTTCTTCTTTATCAACTGACATATCTTCCTCAGGTTCCATATCTTCTTCAGGTGCAGGAACATCTTCAGGTGCCGGTAGTAAAGCCGCATCAGGTGCAGGTGCCGGAGCCGCTGCGGGTGCCGGAGCAGGTGCCGGTTGTGTAGGTGCAGTTGGGTCTCCTTGTTCTTCCATCGGTTGTGGTGTGACAGGAGCCACCGCAGGTTCTGCA